TCGTAACCAGGATAATACGGCATGTTCTTATTCCTCAAAATGTTGACGCGAATAGCTTCTTCATTTGCGTTAGTCGGATACCAAAAGCGAGTAAAGGCATAACGTTTACACAATTCGCGGATGGAACACGGAGGATCACCGTAATAAACAAGATAAGTGGAATCTTCTTGATTGGACTTACTAGCAATGGTCATCAACTCATTGGGTCCTGTGGGTTTATCCGATTCAGTAATCTCCCCAGTTTCGGTATTAGGGGATCCACTTTGAGATTTCAAAATTTCCGTTTGTCTTTCAGCATCTCCAATAGGATCAGGAAATAAATGGAAAGAATTAAGTTTCTCATTCGTAGGACCAGCCAATTTGAAATCATCACAAGCGGATACGAACACATTAATGCTAATGGGGGAGTCAACACTCGGACACACAAGGTGATTAAGGACGAGCAACTCCAAAACTCCATTGCTTTCATTGACATCAGTAGATATTCTCACTGTCCCAAAATTAGAACCTGTGGTGAATGGTTCTCCACACTGTAACCAAGGTACCGCCTGTCCCCAGCCAACAACGATTTCAAAATCATCGGTTTCCGCAATATCTATAACACGAGAATAATTTGTATTATAGTTAATTGCAGTAGTGAATTGGTTCGGATCCCACCTGGTCAAAATACGACCTTTGTGGAAATCACTTTTCACGACTTGAAATCGAAATTTGATCGAACCTTGCCACTGTTCAAAACAAGTCGCCATATGAGCGAGGGGCGTCATGTGAATTTCGCCCTGAACATTATCCAATTGCTGAGGTAAAATCCGTGTGGTCCATAATAGTGAATCAGGTGAATCGTTGGCGTTCCATGTGAATTGGGTAAGATAAGATTCTCTCTTTACGTAATCGAGAATACCCATCTCATCAGTTCCATCAAGACCAACAGTACGTGAATCGACAGTTAGTTCGGCTTTACTATCTAAAGTAAGCTTCATAGCACCATCAGCAGCATCAGTGTTGGCAAGATTTCCGGTGGGACTAGGCTTAAATTGTTGGATATCAGTAATAATATTAGGTCGTGAATACCCTAACAATTGTGCAACCCGGCTTGTCGCGGAAGCTCCGATTTGAGTAGCCGTCATATATGGGCCAATCATAGGGAGCCGTGCTAATGCACCAGCTGCTTTGGCAACCGCTGCGGCAGGTTTAGAAATAATTCCTGTCCCATATTCATCCCGAGCATTAATAGTACTAGCTCGATCAGAATCAGAAGCCTTTTTCCCACGTCTACCACTCTGCGATTGAAGTGGAGGTTCAGAAGTAGTAGGAATGGTGAGAACAATGTCTTCAGCCCAAATATAAGTAGTTATAGTCACAGGATCATCTCCACCATTTGCATGGAGGAGGTTACCAAAAGAGGATATAGTAATGTCCCCCATTTCTCTATAATTTGCAGCCGGAATACTAAAATAATTATTCGGCCAAAAGAATGGTAAACAAAGTTCTCCTCCCGTATTCTTAGTGGGATTCAAGAAAAAGTGTGGTTTTTGGGATGCGGAAATCAAATCCTGTGGAATAAAATTCCTATCCTTGGTTACCTGGTCACCAGCAGTATAAGGATTATATGAAACCAAAGAACGACCGTAATGGAATTTCGTTCCTGAGATAATAGTCTTGACGTGCAACTTCATGCGAAGCAGTTCGTAATTCTTAATCTTATCTCGAACAAAGGGATTCTCACAAAATTGAGTCCATGGGTTGAACTTATAGAAAAAGGGTTGTCCAACTATCCAAGTTTGCGCAGATTGACGAATGGGTCGTTTCAGGAAATTTCCCAACTCGCTATCCGAGTTATTTGCGAGATCCATGGTAGGATCATAATAACCTACTTTCTCGGTAGCCCAACCGGCATCTTGGTCTGCGAAAGAAGTTATCTGCTCTGTGGTCATTGGAGCAACTTCTGTTTCTTTCACTCCGGGTGGAGGTTGATCATCAGATACAACACCCGATTGCGAGACAAGAACACGATTCTCAAGTTGGAAAATCCTCTTCCTCAACTGAGACACATGCCGGTACTTCTTGGCAAGTTTATCTTTTAGATCCCTATTACTGGACCTGAGGCGTGAAACCTCTTCCAAC